ATTTGAAGAATGGCTTAACCATGGGCTTTATAGGCTCTAGTGAAAATATTTTAACCAATACACGTATATGGTTATACCAAATAGATTATAAAGAAATATATTGTCTAGGTAATAAACTTGTATTATTTTGACAATGTATTCCCTTGTAAAACCTGTTGTTTGTGACTTTATAGTGGCACATGCTAAGCTTCTATCACAGCGACGTGTTTTTCCGAACATTCCTGCAAGATGTGTCCATAGATAGCATAGGTGACTGCTATGCTTGTGTGTCCTAAGCGTTCTGTTATAAGAGCTATAGGTACATGCTTGTAAATCATGTTGGATGCGTTTGTGTGTCTTATCCCATGGAACGTGAAAGGGCGAGTGATACCTGCACCCTTCCTAGTTAAATGCCATGTATGTATAAGTCGCTGCTCTGCGTAGAAGCTATCCTTTTTTCTATTATAGAAGATATAGGGAGACTTGTCAAAGCTAAGGGGTTTCAAAGACATAAGAAGCTGTGTTGTCTTCTCAGATATTTTAATGGTGCGATACCCAGCTTGTGTCTTAGGGTATGTAACTATTGTCTTGCTATCCTTATCCTTAGCTAAGGTTCTTTTTACAGATATTGTATTAGAGACATCATCAAGACAATCCCATGTAAGAGCTAACAGCTCCCCTTCTCTCATGCCTGTTTCGTAGGCAAGACAATACAGAGCATAGAACTGATACTTCAACATAGGCTTCTCCTTATGCTCCCACAGCGTCAGGAGGAACGCTTTGATTCGCTCGTGCTCCTCTTGCGATAAGACAACAACTTCATGCTTAGGTTTGTCACTCTTTGGTGTCTTTTTCGTTGAGGACACAGGTGACTTTCCAATGAGGTCTTGTTCTACACACCATCTGAAAAAGAGCCGTAAGCGACCTATGTAATTAAGATAGGTATTAGTTGCATAGTTCTTTTGCTGCCATTCTAAGAGCATGGTATCTATAGTATGAGTGGTAACCTTAGATAATGCTAAGCCATTAGCGGTGTTGTCTAGTAGCTTTAGTACACGTCTTGTGGTGATTATTACCGACCCTGACATCCGCTGAGCTTCTAGGTGCTTAAGATACACCTCACCCTGATACTTTATTGTGTCTTCCGCTGCTTTTACTTGCAGACCTCTATCCTCTTTGTCTCTCTGAAGCTTCTTCAGCTTCTCCACAGCTTCCTTTTTTGTGTCTGCTGTGGCTGATAACCATTGCCTTTTACCATCCACAGGGTCTAATTCCACCCTGACACGTACTTTACCACTAGGAAGAGTTATTATAGAACCCTCTCCTTTAGGTCTTCTACGAGTTGTTTTAGATGGCATTTTAATACCTCCTAACTTCAAAAATTGCCAAAAATTGTGAAAGGGTGTATTTAATATAGAGATTGCTTGGTTTCCCCCCGTGCCCCGGGGTCTTCGGGTCTGCTGCCCAAATAGTATACACTACATTTGAATAGCATATACAGTATTGACATCCCCAAGGGTGCAAGTTACGTCCGATAACATATGTTATGTTAAATTCACCTTGTTTATGCCCTGAGATAAGCAAGCAAGGCATACATAACTACCTAGTTTTTAGGGGAATATTGCGAACATATGTACATTATAGCAAACGTATAGTACAATTTAGGTAAAAATTAGGCATAAAATGTATCTGTATATATGCCCTAGGCAACTACCATATCTACCATAACTACTATAACTACAGCCCCTACTACATCCATTATATCCCTGAGCTGTTATTGGTTGTATTACTATAGATGCTATTGTCACCATTGGTTACTATTGCTACTACCATTATACAGTCACCAGCTACTATTATATATCGCTGCTGCGCTTGTGTGTAATGGTGGTATCCTGCTGCTCATGTATCCATTGAGTTATTAGCTGCCTGAGTAGCTCACTGCTATTAATAGCCTTGCGCTTGCAAAGTTGCTGAAATTGTTGTTTAGTGTCGGCTGCTATCCTTAATCTAATATAACTATCTTGCAGTTTATCTTGTTGCATGATATACACCTCCCTATTATTTGTCTTCATTATATCATATGTTGTAACATGTTGCAAAATAAAATCTAAAAAGGGGTTGCAATTTGTTGCAACATGTGGTATTATATAACCATGGAACATGTTATAACAAGGTATAACATAACTACAGTGTTATAACATGATATAACAAATAGGAGGTAAAAAAGAATGATTAAAAATGTGTGTCTTATCCTTGCCATGTTACTCATGGTGCATATAAGTTGCGACGCTTGCGACGTGACAACCGCTGGAGAGTGTGAAAGCTGCCTGAATGGCGAACCCTCTACCCTGCAAGTCGTTATCCGTGATTTGTCTATGGGCAGCCTGAGCGGTGCTGCTGCTGACCTTGGCATGTTTGACCTTGCCGACGTTCTTTATCAGATTGAGGAGGTGGCTAGTAAATGAGCTATGACGAAATCATGGTTGTATTGTCTACCATTGAAAATATATTGCATGATTATAACTATCCTTATTATAAACATGATGAAGCAGCGGACGCCCTTGTAAAGCTGCACAATACCTATTGTGATGCCTGCAACCTGCAAGATGACTATATTATGCAGAACACAGAAGAAGAGCTGGAGCTGCTTTTACCCGTTGACCCATTGCAAGCCTTTTACGATGGAAGAGCCAGCAGTGACAATTATAGCCCAAATGATACATGGATTAGTCTAAACGGATATATGCATATAGTATCCTGCACAAATAGCGGATTAATTGACAAGTTTATATATTTGTCTGATATTGCCCGCTGGTTAGAAGACAAGGAAAAAGAAGAACAGGAGAGATTATTGAAAGAGCTTACAGAGCTTGCCAGCGACTACAACGAGGAAAAAGAAGACTAATAAACTTTTATCAGTACTACCGCCCCGGCGGTGGTACTCATTAAGAGCTTATTAAACTCTTAAAATTAAATATATGGAGGGATTATTTATGTATGCTATCTATTTAAAATGTCTAGTGGACGTTTCCACCCTATTAGTTTACCTGATGGCGTTACAGTTAACCGCTTATTATTTGCAAGTGTATGGGCAGAACGCCAGCAAGCACAAAAGGCATTGCAGACGCTGAAAAAGTGGAACCCTGACGCAATACTGCAAATACGGAAAGTAGGTATATAGCATGGAAATTTATGGCGTATATAGTATTACAAATTGCTTTACCCTGCTTATTATTGGCATAAAGCACGATATAGAAGACTGTGTAAAAGTGGCACTGTATGACGGCGAGACATATACACGCCCTACATGGTGTAAAGTGAGATATAACGCACACGGCGAGGCATATTTTATTAAATATAACCGCCGTTATTACCTTAAAGATATAGAGAGGGTGATGTAAAAATGAAGAAGTATTTTACAGTCTATTATGTAGATAAACACACTGGAGAAGTAGTAAATGCTGATATTGTCACGGCAAGAACAGCAAGCGACTCTGCTATAATTGCAGAACTGTCCATGAATGAAGAGGACTTAAAGCATTATAGTTGCTGTGCAGGTACTGCCCCTTTTTACTTTAACAAATAAATAGCTTTTATCGGATGCACAGACAGTAATTGTCTGTGTATCTCATTAAGAGTTATTTATATAACTTCTTAAGACTATAAATGTAGGAGGTACAAAAGAAAAGTGAAAAAATGTTTAGTGTATTTGATTAAGTGCTTTTTGGTATCTAAACATACCAATCAGGTGCTAAAAGAGGTAGCTAGATGTATAGCAGCCTTGCTTTTTGTCTTGTTTTTTAGTGTCGACTGGGATGCAACGCTGGATGCGTGGGAGGTGCTTAAATAATGGATAAAAATAAACCTTTGTTGCTTTTTGAATTGAGTGATAATAATAGCCCCTTAATAGATACAAACGGCAATGTTATTCCCGATATTGATGCTGTTATTGCTGTTGTGGATAAATTAGATACAGAGACAGCAGACCTTGTACAGCTAGTATTATACCAGCAACAAAAGCAAATTGATAAGTTAGCACAGCAATTAGCAATAGCTGAACATAATGTAGAATACACGGAAAATCAAATTGAAGAAACAGAAGCAGACACAAGGGAACATGTTGGACAAATAAGAGAACGCATAGAACATTTAGAAGTGTATATAGATGCATTGCTGGATGCGGTGAGTTATCAGGCAAGGACAGAACAGACAATAGCAGCCACGGCAGAAAAAGAACTAAATGAAAAAATAGATACACTGTACAACGAAATACAAAATATAGCTGATGACTGTTACTATTTTTAAGAGTTTTTAGGGCATGTAGAGTAATAACCTGCGTGCCTTATAAAGCTTTCAACAGCTTTAATACTAGCCTAGAAGGTGCATATATTATGCAAGTCATTACCAAAAACAACATCAGAGACACAGAAGACAAATTGTTTACTGCTGGATATATCCGGCATCATGTTGCTTCTATGCGTGGCTATGTATCACGCAGAACGGCAGGTTATATAGAGCCGTATAGAGGTAAATTTGGTGTAGGAGTGCGCTGGGTATACCCACGCTATGACACTAGCCGTTATTGCTATGTAGAGTATTGTGTATATCTTAGCAAAGCAGTACAGGAACTACATGAGGTACAGGAGGTACAGAAATAATGGGAGAGCACAAAAGACAAGGCAAGACATTTTTTGTTGATATGCCCGGCTGGAGGGACATAAAGCAAGCCGCAATTCATCGTGCCCCTAGTGGACATTTTAGCATGATTGTATATAACGAGGGTGTACAGGAGGGAAAAAGTAAGCGTATCACACAGGATGAAGCATGTTTTTATTTTCATATGTCACCTACTGAGCTGCTGGAAAAATTCAAACTAGAGTAACCAAAAACTGAACAGAGGTACGGACAAAACTGTACCTCTAATTTTTTGCACCCTTTTTCCACCCCTCGACCGAACGGAACGAAACGATGTTTGTGGTTACCGAAGGTCACCTGAGCGGAACGAAACGTGTTGTCTTGTGCAACGCACGGAACGAAACGAAACGAGGGATGCCGGGGCAACCCAAGCTGACAAGGCAAGCAAGATTACTTTAGGACAAGCAAGGCAAGCCAAGGATGCTAAAGACACAAACGCCCAAGCAAACATCAATGGGGCACAAACATGAAGAAGACCCATTATAACTAGGAGGTACTTATAATGACAAAAGAAAAATTGTTTGAAGAGCAGCTTATGCTGGAATCTTCTGCTAGACAAGATGGCTATGAAGCAACATGTGAAGCTCTCAGAATCGCAAAGGAAAAAGGCATGGTTGATACTGCCCTCCCTATTGGACAAGCGTTTTTTAATCACAAGGTACTCGCTGTCAAGGCTGTCATGCTGCAATGGCTCACTAAAAACATGAAACCAAAAGCTGGCGTTAAACCTAACTTTATCTATATCTTGGATGACCTGAAGACTGCGTTCACAGATGTAGAGGGCAATGTGGATATGGATGCTATCGCTAACACCTGCACAACTGTAACACTCTCCTGCCTTATAAATGCCCTCACAACAGGCTTGAATACAAAGGCAGCCTTTCTGAATAACGTGGGATTGCATGTTGGCTTTAGCCTTATGTATGAATATCAAGCCAAATGTTTTGAAAATTGGCTCACTACATTACCTAAAGAAGACAAAAACAAAAAAGCAATGCAAGGTATTGACAAGCGTATAGGTATCCATTACCGCTATGTCTACATGAAGCAAGCCATTAAGAAATGTGGTTACACCTGCCCCACGTGGGAACAAGGAGACAATGAAGGTATTATCAACTTAGGGGTAGCCTTATTGACTTTGACAGAAGAAGCAACAGGCTATTGGATGTCAGATTCAGATAGCTACACACAAGCACATCTTGTCCCTACCCCTCAATTTGTAGATGCATGGCAACGTAATGAGGAGAACATGTTATACTACGCTCATAAATGCTATCCGATGATTATCCCTCCAAAACCATGGGTAGCCTATGATGATGGTGGTTACTATGGAGACCTTGCAGCTTTCTATACATTCTTGCGCCTTAAAGGGGGACATAACTCTTTCAGTAAACCCTATAAAGCACGCCTTTCTCAACTTGATACACCTGATGTCTATAAGGCTGTCAATGCTATTCAGGCTACACCATGGCATATCAATAAGGATGTTTTAAATGTTATCAACCAATGCAAAGAGCGTGGCTATATCCCATGTGGTAAAGAAAAGTCCCACATCATGAGCACTGATTTGAAAGAAGCTGAACCTACACCATTACCTGAAGGAGCAACAGCAGAAGAAATTAAAAAATATAAAAAAGATAAGGCAGCATGGTGGAAAGGCTTAAAACGTCGCATTTCTATTATCAATCGTACAAATGCTATGATTACAGTTGCCGATAAATTTAGTGTCTATGAAAATATCTATTTTCCTTGGAACATGGACTTTAGAGGGCGCATCTATCCTATCCCCTCTTTTAGTCCCCAAGGTGACGATATTTGCAAAGGATTACTGCTCTTTTCAGACACACCTCCTTGTCAAGACCCTAAAGATATTGAATGGCTTGCTATTACCGGAGCTAACCTTGCAGGTGAAGACAAAATCAGCTATGCTGACCGCATCCAATGGGTTTATGACAATGAAGAAGTTATTCTTGATGTAGCAAAAGACCCTATGGGTAACTTATGGTGGCTGCATAAAGACAAGAAGCCTGTACAACTGCTGGCATGGTGTCTTGAATGGGCAAAAGCTAAGCAATGGATAGCTGAACATGGCTCTATTGTTGGTTGGGAAACAGGTCTCCCCTATGCTCAGGATGGCACATGCTCAGGTCTGCAGCACTTCTCTGCTATTCTTAGAGACCCTATCGGTGGCACTGCGGTAAACCTTGTACCCCAAGACAAACCCAATGACATCTATCGTTTGGTGGCTGACAAGGTAAATGTTGTCTTGAAGCAGGATGCTATGTCAGGCACTATTGACGAATGGGACGAAGAAAAGATGAAGACAAAATTCGGAACAAAGACTATGGCGCAGATTTGGTTAAACTATGGTGTCAATCGCACTGTAACTAAAAGACCTACCATGACCCTTGCCTATGGTGCTAAGAAGCGTGGCTACACTGAACAGATTATGGAAGACACAATCAAACCTGCTTTAAATGCTAAGACTGCTTGTGGTTTTACAGAGGCTAATGCCTACCAATGTGCTATGTATATGGCTGAGCTGATATGGAACTCTGTAGGTGCTACTGTTGTACGTGCTGTTGAGGGTATGGATTGGTTACATAAAGTTTCCAAACTTGTCACCAAAAATGCAAATGTAGTGTCTTGGTGCACACCTTTAGGCTTACTGTTGCAACAAAATTATTTAAAGTATGAATCTAAGGTGATTAAGTTACGCTGTGCTGGAAAGAGATTCAGAGTGTATGTCCCTCACCAAACAGGTGTGATTGATAAGACAAAACAAGCTAATGGTATTGCTCCAAATTTCATTCACTCTATGGATGCTTGCCACCTTCAAATGACAGTATGTAGAGCTAAGGATGCTGGTATCAACCACTTCACTATGGTACATGATTCTTATGGTTGCCCTATGTCGCAAGCTAAGCTGATGTATGGCATTGTTCGTAGGACATTTGTTGATATGTATACAGAACATGATGTCTTGGAAGAGTTTAGACAATATCTACAACCGCTTGTAAGTAAAGAGTTACCTGCCCCACCCAAAAAAGGAGATTTAGACCTGAACAGTGTGTTGGACAGTAAGTACATATTCTGTTAATGGGGCATAAACATGAAAGAAGACAATAGATAACTATAGTTTCCTATAGATTCTATAGAGACCTTTAATTACCTTAGATAAGTTATTATTAGTTATTAATAACATAACCTTAGGTTCTTAAAGGTCTCTATTGTCTTTATAGTGCCTTTAGATTCCTTTAGGTAACTAAAGAAAATGCTAATGGGGCACAAACATGAAGAAAAGACAACACGCTTTTCAAAATCTAAATCACTGACGTTTCTATTTTTCCTTTCTGTGTGTTGTCTTTTCTCAATAATTTTTAAGGAGGTATTGTCTATGTTAGAATCTGAAGCCTTTAAGGGTCAACTAATTAAGGTGACGAGTGGAATATACAAGGGCAAGAGAGGCATCATTCGTGCAAAGGGTGTTTATGATGCGAATGTGTGGCTTGAGAACACAGACCCTGAAAAGCCATTCATCAGCGGCTTTTTATCCTATGAAAAGCTTGAATCCCCCGACGCAAATGCATTTATTGCTTCTGATGCTTGCTGTGACAGCAAAGATGCTTCTGTACCAAATACAAAGTATTATGATGAGCACTATGCATCCATGGTAGGCTTAGAGCCTATTGAGTTAATGCAACTTGTTCTGTCTCCTGCTGAGTTTATTGGCTTCCTTAAGGGTAACATCATCAAATACTCTATGAGAGCAGGTAAAAAGCAAGGTGAAGCAGCAGAAAAGGACATTGCCAAAGCTAAACGCTATGCACAATGGCTGCATAAAGTTAACCCTTTTGACACTCAATTTCTTATCAATCCAAAGGAGGACTAAAATTTGGTAAACATTAAATTCAAAAAACTTGACCCTAAAGCCGCCCTTCCCCAAGCAATGACAGGTGGAGCTGCTGGTCTTGACTTGGTTTGTCTTAACCGCATTGCAGTGACACCACAACGCTGGTCTTCAAAGGCAGCTATTGTCCGTACAGGCTTGGCTATGGAACTGCCTAGTGGCTATTATGCTGAGGTTGTCTTGCGCTCCTCTACAGGCAGAGACACAAAGCTCAGACTTGCTAATCAGGTCGGTATTATTGATTCTGATTATCGTGGTGAAATCATGTTGTATGTGGAGAATTTAGGTGACCATCTTGAAATTATTGATGCTGGTCAGCGTATTGCACAACTGTTGATTCACAAGATTGAAGAGGTGGCGATTGAAGAAGTCACTGAGGAGCTGTCTGAGACTGAAAGAGGTCTTGAAAGTGGCAGTACCGGAAAAGGCACTAAACCTGCCGTGAAGACTAGAAGAGCCAAGGAGGTAACTAAGGATGCCTGAATTTAAAATCGGAGACAGAGTATATGCTAATGGAAGCACTACGTCAGGTGTACGTGTTAAAGGTACAGGTGTAATTGTTAAGGTAATGTATGCCTCTAGCATTTATACAGTGCTTATGAATAAACCTTATATTGATAGAAATGGCACTCCCATTAAGTATTTTGCAGCCTTTAGTTACGAACTACATCCTCTTAAAGCTACTAATCCAAAAGATACTAAGCTTGTTTTTTACACCAAAGACAACACAGTTCATTGCAAGTTGTTCAGTGTAAAAGATTTGATGTCACATACACAGGCAACATGCAGTCCTGATGATACTTTTGACTTCCTCACAGGTGTACAGATTGCACTGCAACGTATGCTTAAGGAACAGAACAAAGAGTTGGTACTTCCTGCTCTTAAAAACATTAAATTTATTGATTTTAATTAAAAGGAGGTAACTAAGGATACCTAAAAATTATAAAGTAGGTGACAGAGTGTGCTGCATTGAAAAGCATGATGGTAACAGCCATATTATAGGTCAGGTAGGTACTGTGCGTGCCTTTGTCCCTGCCTTCCATGAACTTGCGATAGAGTTTGATAATGATGTACACGGACACACTTTATCTCCAGCTTACAACTGCTCCCAAGGACGTGGGTGGTCTATTCCTCCTGAGAAACTTGTTCCTGCTTATTTTTCATCTTGTAAAGACACTAAAATTATCATTTACACCAAGGGTAATAAAACCCTCGCAAAGGTCATTGTAGGTAAACGCACTGTGGAAACCGAGTGTGCGGTATGTTCCCATGAGGATGTCTTTTCTATCTTTACAGGTGCTCAAATTGCCCTTGCACGCCTTGCATACAAAAATGACGCTAAACCTGTGCTCTTAAAAGCAGCACTTGACAAAGCTTTAAAAAATTTTGAAATTATTGAATAATAAAGGAGAATAACAAACATGGCAAAAAATGATTTTGCACAAATCACAACCCCTGCTGGTGAGGCGGTGTACCCTAAGCTCCGCAGCACCGAAGTCTTTGATGGTGAGGATACCGGAAAGTATGTCTGCGGTATCAAATTGTCTAAAGAAGACACTGATAAGCTGATTCAACGTATCGAAAACGAGTGGGAGATGGCGAAGAAGTCCCCCGACTTTGACGGCAAACGCTATGGTCGCAACTCTGCCCCTGCCCTTGGTTTCCACGAGGACAAAGATGGTGATATTGTCTTTAAGGCTAAGACCAACGCTGTTATCAAGACCAAAGCTGGTGAGGTCATCGAAAAGACCATGGCTGTCTTTGATAAGAAGGGCAAACCTATGGACGAAGAGATGGAAGTAGGTAATGGCTCTACCATCCGTCTGTGTATGCTTCTGCGCCCCTTCTATGCTTCTGCTACTGTCTATGGTATCCAACTGCTTCTGAAAGCGGTTCAGGTACTGAATTACGTCGCTCCTGCTGCTGGTGCGGTATCTGCAGATGATTGTGGCTTTGATGTAGAAGAAGAATTTGATGAGGATAAAGTACCCTTTGCTGATGAGGGTGCAGACTTTTAAAGCCTATGGCTATTAAATTTAACCGCAGAGGCGGCTTTTCCACTCTCAACAAACCCTATCGTAGCGGTTTAGAAGACCGCTTAGCGCAGCAGCTTGAAAATGCAGGTGTACCTAAGGTGTACGAAAAATACTCCATCGCCTATGAGATTCCTGCAACGAAGCATCACTATACCCCTGACTTCATCCTGCCTAATGGTATTATCATCGAAGCCAAGGGTATCTTTGAAGCTGCTGACCGCAAGAAGCATCTGCTTATCAGACAACAATATCCAAATTTAGACATACGCTTTGTATTCTCCAACGCTAAGACAAGAATCGGTACAGGAGCTAAGACTACTGTGGCTGAATGGTGTGAAAAACATGGATTCAAATACGCCAGCCGTGAGATTCCCTCTCGGTGGTTCAAAGAGACCATGAAGGACACCAATGGTCTTGTCCTGCGTGGAAAAGGTGAGCGTATTGTCACTCTTTAAATTCAAAGAGCGCACTAAGACCGCACAGATATGTGTTGTCTTAAGAAACCTAAAGGGTAAGCGCAAACGTGAGCTGTTTAGGGAAGCTTACAGACAAGGTGAAGTTGACACAGGCTTTCACTTTATTGTCTTCAATAATGGTCTTTTTGAGACCGACAGAGAAATAAAGGCAGTTGCCGGATATAACCTGCCTGAATGTGAGACTTCTGTGTATGTCTTAGCGGATACGCTGGGACGCAAGAAAATATCCGATGCTCAGCAGTATGTGCTGAATGAGCTAAAGGTACAGTATGATGTGCCTATAAAATTTATTACTGACGAGGTGTAACGTATGCAAGAAGAATGGAGAGATGTCAAAGGCTATGAGGGGCGATACAAAGTAAGCTCCTTAGGTAGAGTATATAGCCATTTAACACATCGTTATCTAAAAAATGGACATACAGTAAGGGGTTATTGTTTTGTTTCATTATGCTTAGATGGTAGACCTAAAAATTTTTTAGTACATCGACTTGTCGCCACATCCTTCATCCCTAACCCCTTAAATTTACCCGAAGTAAATCATAAGGATGAGAATCAAGAAAATAATCGTGTAGATAATTTAGAATGGTGCACACCTAAATATAATTGTCAATATGGCACTCGTAACTATCGTGTAGGGGTGAAAAATGGTAAAAGGGTGGCTATGTATGATTTAGATGACAATTATTTGGCTACTTTTGTGAGTAGTAGGGTTGCAGCACGTGCCATGAATACCACTCATGCTAACATATTAAGAGTATGCAATGGTAAAATGACACAAACAGCAGGTTATAAGTGGAGGTATGCAGATGTCTGAAATAGTACAGACACATCTCCCCTGCCCCTCCTGTGGTTCACATGATGCACTGACACAATACACTGACCATTCTTTCTGTTTTTCTTGTAACACCTATTTTAGAAGTAAGGAGCGTGAGGATAAATTGCCATCTTCCTTACGAAAACATGATTTAGTTCCTGTATCAGAGATGCAGTTACAACCTCTCCCAAAACGAATGATAAAAGCAGATACCTGCCGTAAATATGGTTACTATACATGCAATGTACATGGTAAACCTGCTCAGGTCGCTTGCTATTATGATGATGATAACAATCTCATTGGGCAAAAGATACGCTACGCTGATAAAACCTTTGAATCACGAGGTAAATTCAGCGAGCGTTTCTTTGGTCAACAGCTTTTTCAAGGTGGTGGCAAGAAATTAGTAGTTACTGAGGGTGAGATTGATACCCTTGCCGTATCACAGGTTCAAGGTAATAAATATCCTGTTGTCAGCCTTGCCAATGGTGCAACTTCGGCTGCTAAAATTTTCCGTGCTAATTTTAATTGGCTGGAATCTTTTGAGGAAGTCATTGTTATGTTTGATATGGATGAAGCAGGACGCAAGGCTGTTAAGGATGTATGTGGTATCCTCTCTCCTAAACGTCTAAAGATTGCATGGCTGCCCTGTAAAGATGCAGATGAATGTCTGCAACAAGGCAAGGCTGATGCAATTATTAAGGCTGTATGGGAAGCTAAATGCTACACCCCTGCTGACATCATCAAAGGTGATGAACTGTGGGAGGTTTTGTCTAAGCATGAAGAATCACTGAACTACCCCTTACCTTGGGACATCCCACTGCAAAACATGACTGATGGGTTGCGAAAAGGTGAGCTTGTGGTTATCACAGCAGGAACAGGTATAGGTAAAACTACGTTCGTTAGACAACTAGCCTATCATCTTGGTACTGCATGTTACTGTAAGGTTGGTATGTTGATGTTGGAAGAAAACGTCAAGCACACCGCCAATGGTCTTGTGTGTCTTAAGCTTGGCAAACCTGCCCATAGACCTATTATCAACACTGAATATAAAAAGGCTTTTGATGATATTATGGACAACTTTGTTTTCTTCTCACATTTTGGTTCACTAGACTGTGAAGACCTCCTTCAGACCATCCGTTACATGGTAACAGGTGAGCAGGTGGATTTTGTTGTCTTAGACCACATCTCCATCGCTATCAGTGGTCTTGACATCGAAAATGAGCGTAAGGCTACCGATGTACTTATGACGAAACTACGTTCGCTTGTAGAGGAGACAGGTGTAGGTATGCTTGTTGTCTCTCACCTACGCAGAACTGATGGCACTCCTGCTGAAGAAGGTGGCGCACTTTCCCTCTCCCACCTGCGTGGTTCACAGGCTATCTCACAGCTCTCTGATGCTGTGTGGGGTCTTGAAAGAAACCAACAGGATGAAGGGTTGAAGAAGAACCTTGTACGTGTAAGGGTTCTTAAGAACAGATATAGTGGTGATACAGGTATCGCCGGATACCTTGCATATGACAAGGAGCATAATATCTTAAATGCTGTAAAGGACTTATCAGAGTATGAAGCACCTGTGTGTCCTTTTGATACTGATGAAACAGAGAAAGGAGATTTTTAGATGTTTGAAATCTTAGAAAAGCTTATTGATTGGTGTACTTCCCTGCTGTCTTGGTTGTCTCGCAAGCAGGTTGAAGCTGCTAAGGCTCGCATTAAGAATTGCACTAGTATGATTCATAATGCCAACAAAGCTAAGATGGCATACCTGCAGAAGCATGAAAAGACAATCAATGCTCTTGAAAATGAGCGTGAGCGTATGGAATACTTCCTGTCGCAAGATGCTGTGGAGCTGTAAGCTATGCTCTACTTTGATATTGAAACTGATGGTCTGCTGGACAATGTCACTAAGGGGCATTGTCTAGTAATCATCGACGAACAGAACAACATCTCAGCTTACAGACCTGATGATTTTAAAAAAGGAGCTATGCGATTAATCGCTGCTCTGAGGGATGGAGAGAGTATCTGTGGACACAACATTATCAACTATGACTGTGCTGTGCTGGCTAAACTCTATCCCGAGTTCCGCATAAAGCGAGAATGGAGACCCAAAGTTTTAGATACCCTTGTGCTGTCACGTCTTATCTGTGGCAACATAGAAGATACTGACCACGCTAGGGTACGTAATGGTACACTCCCTGCTAAATTGATTGGTAGACAATCACTAAAGGCATGGGGTTATCGCCTTGGGGAACTTAAAGGTACGTATGGTGAGCAAGAGGATGCATGGGATTCTTTCAGTGAAGAAATGCTCTCCTACTGTGTGCAGGATGTCACTGTCACCAAGAAGCTCTATACATACCTCATGAAGATTGGCGCACCTGCTAAGGCTATAGAGCTGGAACATCAAGCACAATGGCTGATGTCTAAGCAGGAGCGGAATGGTTTTGTCTTTGACTTAGAAAAGGCAGAGAAGCTGAGGGAAACCTTAGAGTTACGCTATGCTGTGTTGTCTTCTCAGTTGGTGTCTATTGTACCACAGATACCTGATAAGGTCTTCGTGCCTAAAAGAGACAACAAACGCTTAGGCTATAAGAAGGGTGTTCCCATTCAAAGATATAAGGACTTCAACCCCAGCAGCAGACAGCAAGTGGCGTGGGTGCTGGAGCATCAATTCAACTACTTGCCGGAAAATGAAGACTGCTATGAGGATGAACGCCTGAAGATTGATGGTGATACCTTTAAGTTTATTAAAGGGGACGAAAATGCCCCACAAGAACTAAGAGACTTAGCTGCTGTCTTTGAGGAATACCTTATGGTAGCTAAGCGGTTAGGTCAGCTTGCCACAGGTAACCAAGCATGGCTGAAGCATGTAAAGGCTGATGGTAGAATCCATGGCAGCGTAAATCCTTGTGGTACAGTAACAGGACGTGCTACTCATGCGAACCCTAATGTTGCCCAAGTCCCCCACGTAGGTAGTCCTTATGGACAAGAGTGCAGGGAGCTGTTTAGAGCACCTGAAGGTTGGTTTGAGGTAGGTGTAGATGCCTGTGGCTTGGAGCTTAGATGTCTTGCACACTATCTTTATCCTTATGATAAAGGTGCATACGCCCATGTTATCTTGAATGGAGATATTCATACATTGAATCAACAGGCTGCCGGGTTACCCACGAGAAATGCAGCTAAGACATTTATATATGCGTTCTTGTATGGTGCTGGTGACAAAGCTATTGGTAAACAGCTTGGTGGTGACGAAAAGGTTGGTAAGCAGGTAAAGAATAAATTCCTGAAGGCTACCCCTGCTATCAAGATGCTGCGTGAAGCTGTCAAGAATACACTCGTGGTTGAGTACCACGGAAAAATTAAAGAATGGAAGCGTAAGTATTTAAGAGGGTTGGATGGCAGACATCTCCATGTGAGAAGTCTACATTCAGCTCTCAATTTACTTTTACAATCCTGTGGTGCATTGATATGTAAAAAATGGATATGCCTATGGGAAGAAAATATGATTAAAGCTGGCTATGACCATGGAAAAGATTTTCAATTCATGGCATGGGTGCATAGACTTCTCTCATTGTGCACCTTAAATTGTGTGAAATCAGGGAAAGCCTTATGGGTCAATCCTGAGCTAAGCTAGGAGGTTAGTTATGCGTGGTAAACCGCTTGAATTGCAAAAATTAGAGAATGGTTGCATAATACCTCTCTCACATAAATTGAATAAAGATGGTTATTTCAGAACCCATGACCCTAGATACAAAGGTAAAGGACGCTCACCTCTCATTATGTATCACAGATATGTATGGGAAATAAACAAGGGAGCTATTCCGGATGGTTATGAAATTGACCACTTGTGTCATAACAGAGCGTGCTGCAATATTGAGCATTTACATTGTATACCTATTGTTGCTCATAAAATTAAACATAACAGCACTCGCTATGCTAACAGACAACAAACAGCTAAGGAATATTGGTTGTCTCACCCTAAGACTACCGGTACTGCCTTAGCTTCTTTATTTGGCGTGAGTTTTGGTACTGCGTGTAAGTGGGTACGAAAATGGAAAGTGCAGAGACTATCCAAATCGGAGTAGGTATAGAGGGTGAGATTCCCTCTATTATCGAAGCGCACAACACTGTGAGCCACATACACAGTGATGATATAGTCCGACACTCCTAGTAATAGGAGAATACAGAAAGGATGAGGGACAGGTAGCTTGCAGAACTGAAGCTATAGCAGAAGAAGCTGTGAGAATTGCCCAAGAATCTATGAGACAAACACAGGAATATTATGGAATCAGATGCCAATTAGATACCGAGGGAAAGATTGGTAGGAATTGGTTTGATTGTCACTAGGAGGTGTAAGAATGTTTAACATCCCTACTCTACTCTTAGTCATCTGCACTGCCTATACCCCTGCCTTTGACGAATGTTGCAAGACCGATGGCATCACCGCCAGCGGACACCCTGCTATCCAAGGGGTGACTGTGGCGTGTGATGGCTTGCCGTTAGGCACTGAAGTTGTCATAGATGGACACAGCTACATCGTTCAGGACAGGTTTGGTGGTGGACATGGTAAGACAAAAATTGATATTTTTATGAATACTAAAGCAGAAGCCTTTAGGTTCGGAAGACAAACAAAAATTGTGGAGGTAAAGCCATATGTCGAAACAAAAGCAGCCTTTTGTACCAAAGATTGGTCAGAAGGTCTATATCAAACGTCAGAACTCCTTAGGAGAGACTATCTATTTTGAAGGTGTAGTAAATCGTATCCGTGTGGAAGTTAAGTGTAAGCAAGGCAGCTTCATGACTGTTGCTTCCCCACACACCTTAGAGACCAAAGCAAAAGGTATCGGGGTTGGAGGTGACCTGTTCTAATGCCTACTGTTGACCTTATTTCTATGACACCTAACTACATGGCACTCTTAGAGTGTGCCTGTAAACAACCCTATGGTAAAGATGTTACTGCAAAGTCTATCAAGAAGATTATTGAGAGCGGACATCTTAGTGTCTTGGAGCATTGCTATGCTTCCTTTTTGGTGACCTGTTCTGTGCGTGTCTTAGGACAGCTCACAAGACACCGCCATCTCAGCTTTACTTGTAAGTCTGCTAGAGGTAGTGTCTTTGATACCTTTGTTATCCCTGATGGCTTTTATGACTTTGCTAAAAAGCATGGAACACCTAAAGAAGTTGTGGATTCTATGATTCATAAGCTTCCTATGGTTCACGGCTATAAAGAATGTATTGCTGATGGTCTTGCAGAACAGGATGCTGCCTACTTCCTGCCCCAAGGTGTTGAGACATCCTTGGTAGTGACAGGCAACTTTAGAGCATGGTATGAATATATACCTAAGCGTGCATGTAAGAGAGCCATGCCGGAGCATAGAGAGTTGGCTATGGCTATTCAAAAATGCTTAGCTGACGCTGCCCCTGAAATCTTTGATAAAAGCTTTATGAACTGTAAGAACTGTACAGAAAGGAGTTGTGATTTTAAATGAAGTGGAGTGCTATCGCTATTTATTTCCTCTTGGTTATACTGTTTTGCATTGCTTTCTATGGTCTGATTATTGGTGGTATTCTTGGTTTTCTCCACCTGTTGATGGGGGTATTTAATCTTGGCTTCTAAACCTTTACATCTGCTTTTTGATGCTGACATGATTGTCTTTCGCACATGTGCAGCAGCAGAGCAGGAAATTAATTGGTATGGTGACCTGTGGACATTACATTCTGACTTAGCAGAAGTAAAAGATGCTATTGACACAATGGTTGTCAGCATCACTGATAAAGTCCTGCGTCACATGGAGCACGAGGGAGCTTATAACATTACTATGTGCTTCTCCAGCTACCCTTACTTTCGCTCTAAAGTCTATCCCCCTTATAAGCTCAATCGTGTGGCTAAGAGAAAACCTCTTGCCTATCATTCTGCTGTTGAGTGGGTAAAGAAATCCTATAATGTGTTGTCTATCCCAAGTCTTGAAGCTGATGATATTTTAGGTATCTATGGAACAATACCCTCTACATCTGCTGTTATTATCAGCGGTGATAAGGATATGCGGTCTATCCCCTGCCCTTTTTACAACTTCATTCAGGATACATTCCATAAGACAACACAAGCAGAAGCTGATTATCAGTTCTTATATCAGACCCTTGTCGGTGATGTTACCGATAACTACAAAGGTTGTCCTAAGATTGGTGAGGTTGGTGCAAAGAAAATTCTTGACAAAGAGTGCTCATGGGATGCTGTAGTTGCTGCCTATGAAAAAGCAGGTTTGTCTGAGGAAGAAGCACTGACACAGGCAAGGGTTGCTCGTATTCTCAGATATGAGGATGTCGATAAAGACTTTAAGCCTATCCTTTGGACACCCAAAGGGTCACAAAAGAGACAATAAAGTAAAGGGGCATATAAGCGACAATGAATATTAATATTGTATCTAATAAAGGGGATGATGGAGAAAAACTACCATATGTAAACCCTGTAATTTATGAACATTTAGAGAAAGCCTACAGTCTTGGTAGCCTTATGACACACAATGCCAAAAACAATGACGAGTTAATTGGATATATTAGGGGCGTTATGGATGTGCTGGGGCATATCAAGGCTATGGCTAATTTGAATGACGAGGAGTGATAAGATGTGCTGGAAGATTAAGACACCCAGCGTAAATACTGATGTATCTGCATCCTCCTTAGTACCGGAAACCAATGCAAAAGACCCTGATAGTCCTGAGTATGGTGGTACTGCTGATACCTTTAACAAGAAGAAAGGTAGACAACAACTGACGATTGCTCGCAATGGCGTATACAATCCTACACAGTTGTAGAGAGGAGGAACGATGTGTACTAAGAAACCAAAAGTAGAACAAGCTGCTCCTGCTGCTGCCCCTGTTGCAGCACCCTTGAAGATTGATAATGTGGCTGAGGATACCAAAAAGGAAAATCCAAATGCTAAGACCAAGGGTAAAAAGAAGCTTACCATCACTCAGATTGGTAGCGGTACAGGGGTGAACCTTTAATGGCAGAGACAGCAAAAGCTTTATATGAGCGATTGGCTATTGAGCGTGAGATTTATATTGACAGAGCTGAGGATTGTGCGAAATATACAATCCCTTTTTTATTTCCTAAAAAAGAAGCTAATGGTACTACTAAGTACCCTACGCCCTATCAAGCGGTAGGGGCAAGAGGTGTCAATAACCTCACATCAAAGCTGGTATTAGCTCTGTTCCCCCCAAACACACCTTTTTTCAGACAAGACATCCGAGATGATGTCCTGAAATACTATGAGAGCAAACCTGAAGACAAACAAGAGATAGAGCAAGCATTAGTACAGAGAGAACAAACGGCTCAGAAATACTTTGAATCTTCGCAGATGCGCGTCTCCATGGAAGTGTGTTTGAAACAGCTTATTATAGCTGGCAATGCTTTACTGTTCTTCCCTCCTAAAGAGGGGGGCATTAAAGTCTATAAGCTGAATAGTTATGTAGTACAAAGAGACTTTGTGGGACATCCTATTCAGATGATTACCTGTGACAAACTTGCTATCAATACCCTGCCCTATGAAGTCTTAGGACAACTAGATATTGATTTGTCTACCAAACGTGGTGATGAATTGGTTGAGGTCTATACACATATCACCTATTCATCCAAAGACAACAGATATTATAGTTACCAAGAGATTGAGGGGAAACAGATTGATGGCTATGAGCAGTCTTTCCCTGCTGATGTTTGTCCTTGGATTCCTGTCCGTCTCTTTAAGATGGATGGGGAACATTATAGTCGCTCATATGTTGAGGAATATATTGGTGACTTAAAGACCCTTGAAGGTCTCTCTAAAGCCATTGCAGAGATGTCTGCTATTGCTGCTTCTGTAATCTACCTTGTGCGCCCTAATGGCGTGACACAACCTAGCAAGATTATGAAGACAAAAAATGGTGGCTTTGTAACAGGTAACAAGGAAGATGTTACTTGCCTGTCGCTGGACAAGACACAAGATATGCAGATTGCTAAGATGACTGCTGATGCTATTGAAAGCAGGTTGTCTTATGCCTTCATGTTAAATTCCGCTGTCCAGCGTAGTGGTGAGCGTGTGACGGCTGAGGAAATCCGCTATGTGGCTAATGAGTTGGAAGATACCCTTGGTGGTATTTATTCTATCCTGTCACAAGAATTGCAGCTCCCCTTAGCTAATACACTTTTAAATATCCTTTCCAAAAAAGGTGAAATTGCAGATGTCCCTAAAGATATTGTGTCTCTTGCCGTAACTACAGGCATGGAAGCTATCGGACGAGGACATGACCAACAGAAGCTTACTGTCTTTATCCAAGGCATTGCTCAGATTCCTGATGCAGCATCTGTTGTGAATTGGGAAGGCGTTGCTCGTGCTTGGGCAAATAGCTGTAATCTTGATACCACAGGTCTGATTAAGTCTGCGGAACAGATTCAGCAGGAACAACAACAAGCACAAATGATGGCAATGGCACAGGCTGCTATACCTAACGCAACCAAAGGTGCTATGGATGCCATGAATCAGCAGACACAGGGAGGTAGTGAAGATAATGGCTGATACTGAAAATCAAAACACACAGGTCAATGAAGAACCCAAGGAAACACAGGTAGATATTACTGATACTACTATTGTTTCTAATGGTGAAGTTATTGATACTGATAACACTGAAGGTGGCAAAGTTGAAGAAGAAGAAACCACCACTGATGAAAAAGACACCAAAGAAGAAGACAAACCTGCTGAGGAGCAGGAAGAGTACCAAAAAGCTAAAGGTGAGATTGAATCTGCCAAGACTGAGCTGGAAGGTAAAGGCATCGACTATGCTGCCTTAGAAGCTGAATACAATGAGAAAGGTGAGTTGTCTAAAGACAGCTATAAGCTGTTGGAAGAAAAAGGCTACCCTAAAGCTCTTGTAGAAGCAGCTCTCGCAGGTTGGCAAGCTAAGGCTGATGCTTTTGCTAACAAGATTATTGAGGATGCTGGTGGTATCAATGAGTACAAACGTATCCAAAAATTCGTACAATCCCAAGGTGCAGGAGCAGTCAATGCTTTCAATGCTATTGTAAACAAAGATGACTTGTCTGTTGTGTCTGCTTACATTGCAGGTGTAAAGGCACAGATGGTAGCACAGCATGGTACTGCTAACCCTACTTTAGGTGGTAGTGGTAACGTGGGTAAATCTAAAGGCTATACTGATGCTAATGAGATGATTAAAGCTATGAGTGACCCACGCTATGGCAAAGACCCCAACTATATGCAGGAAGTAGAGCGTAAAGTCGCTGCTTCTAAATTCTTTGGTTAAGACACAAACGTCAATCCCCTCCCATAAGCGGAGGGTTATTTTTTTTTATTCAAAATTATTAAAGGAGTGATTTAATGGCTGATATGATTATTGCCAACCCCGGTCTTGCACAATCTGATAAAGGCAAAGACCGCTTAGGTTTATTTCTGAAAATGTTTACCGGTGAAGTTCTCACCGCTTTCTCTCAATCCACTATTACCGGTGGTCGCTTCTCTGAGCGTACTATCGAACATGGTAAATCTGCTATCTTCCCAATTGTAGGTCGAGCAAAAGCTAAATACCTGAAAGCAGGTAAGAACTTGGATGACCTGCGTACTCCCATTGAACACAATGAGCGTACTATTGTGCTGGATGGTCTGCTGACCTCTGACTGCATGATTTTTGATTTGGATGAAGCTATGAACCACTTTGAGCTGCGTTCTAAGTATTCCAAGGAAATGGGTGAAGCATTGGCTGTTGCTCAGGACTGTGCTATCTTGGCTGAAGTAGCTAAGATGATTGTAGAAGACAAAGAGAACCTGCCTACCAATGCTACTACTGGTGTCAAAGGCACTGGCAAGGGTCTGATTGTTACCGAGACTGTGGCAACCGCTGACTATGGCGAAACTGAAGCTATGGGTGTAGCTATCTTTAAGGAACTGCTGAAAATCAAGACCAAAATGTCTGAGAATAATGTTCCGCTGGCAGGTCGCAACTGCTACATCAAACCAATGGCACTCAATGCGCTGATTGCCAACAAAGACATCATCAACAAACTGTATGGTGCTTCTATGACCATTGAGGGTAACAACCCCCCGAAACTGATTGGTTTCGATTTGATTGAAGCTCCTCTGCTGACTGAGGGTGGCGTAGATAATGAGAATGTTATGCAGGGTGATGGTCATGTGTTCCCTACTACCTACAAAGACACCTGCCAATTCATTGTGGCACATCCGTCTTCTGCGGGTATCCTGACCCTCAAAGGTTTGGGTATGGAACATGCTCGCCGTCCTGAATATCAGGCAGACCAAATTATTGCTAAATATGCAAAAGGTTTTGGTGGTCTGCGTCCTGAAGCTGCCTTTATGGGTGTTGTAACTCAGGCTTAATTTTAAACTACTAACCCTAGGGGATGGCGTATGCTGTCCCCTATTTTTTCTAAAAATGAAAGGAGATACCAATGCAACTAACAGCATTAACTGAACTTGATGCAGTCAATAGTATCATTGGTACTATTGGTGAAGCTCCTATTAACAGTCTTGAAGAACTGACAGATGTGGATGCTATCAATGCCCTTCGTATCCTGCGGAATATCAGCAGACAAGAGCAGTCCCGAGGATGGACTTTTAACAAAACACCCCACTTCACCCTTAACCCTGATGTAGACACAAAGAAGATTCCATGGAACAGCAATTACTTGTATCTTAAGGATAACCATGGTATTAAGCTCGTTCGACATGGTGACTATGTAAAAGACCTGTTCAAAGACACACTGATATTTGAGCACCCTTTAGATGTAGAGATGGTGCTTTATCTTGACTTTGAAAATTTACCGGAGCAGATGAGAAACTATATCTTAGCTAAGGCATGTTTTGTCTTCCAAAGCTCTTACTTTGGTGATGATAGTTTGACCAAGATTACACAGCAGGAGATTGCTGAAGCATGGCAACATCTGATGGAGTTTGAGGTAGACAATAACAACTACTCAATGCTGGAGCATACCTATGTTCATAAGCTGAGATTGAGGTGAGATTATGGGATTGATTAACCAAGACATAAAAAACCTTGTTAGTGGTGTGTCTCAGCAACCACCTATCCTCAGACACCCTGAACAGCTAGAGGAACAGTTGAATGGTTTGTCTACTGAAGCAAGTGGCTTACAGAAGCGTCCCCCTACTATCTTTGAAGCTAATTTAGGTAAGAGAGGAAATGCTATCAATAAACCTTTGATACATTTCATAGATAGAGATACTGATGAAAAGTATATTGTTATCTTCACAGGTGCAGGTGTTGATGTCTTTGACCTACAGGGTAATAAGAAGACTGTGAATATAAACGAAGATGTTTCGTATCTTTATACACAAAGTCCCCGAAGTAATATTAAAGCTATTACTATTGCAGATTACACCTTTATAGCTAATACAATGCAGAAGACCAAAATGACGGATGTTATTGAAGATAAGTCATGGGATACACAAGGTCTACTAGTTAACATTAAGAGTGGTCAATATGGCAGAACCTATAAGATTGTCATTAATGGTGAAACTGTTTCAAGCTATGAAACCCCTGATGGTAGTGATAAATCTCATACTAAGCTTATAGCTACTGATTACATTGCTGAGAAATTAGCTACTACTCTAAAAGAAGCAGGTTATGTGGTAGCCACAGGTTCTTCATGGCTATACATTCAAAAGAGTGTATATAAAACAGCTACAGGTGAAGAGATATTGTTGTCTCCCTCCACCTCTCCTAAGCAGCAAGAGGATAGATTCAAAGGCTTGTCTTTTATAGGGCATTATTATAATTGGAGAGCTTTCCCTACTACAATTACTAGAAATGTAGATACTATCACCTTAAAATTCCCTACAGAAGAAAATATACGTGCTAATGCTCATGATTCTTTTGCATCTGATTACGCTGCTTATCAAAAGATGATGGAAGAGGTGAACAGATGTAAGGAAGACAAATGGGCAGTTACACATGAAGTTATTACACAAGGAGCACAAGGTTTAGATATGACAGGTACAATGAATGTCTACACCTTTACTTATACTACTTCTACAGAAGTGCCTTCAGGTAATAAGGCTTACTCCCTTATCACTTCCGCTGAAGTATTTGATGGTTATAACAATCAGGCTGCTTTCGGTATACTAAAATCTGTGCAGAAGTTTACTAATCTTCCTGCTACTGCCCCTGATGGTTACCTTGTAAAGATTGTAGGTGAAGAAGGTAGCAACACTGATGATTACTATGTCAAGTACAGTGCAGAAGAAAAGGTGTGGGAAGAGTGTGCTAGACCTAACCTGAAGAATCACTTTGATACCTCTACTTTACCTCATGTTCTTGTGCGTGAAGCTGATGGGACTTTTACCTTCCGTAGAGCAGAATGGGAATCTAGGGATATTGGAGATGAAGACAGCAATCCTCTCCCCTCTTTCATAGGGCAGACAATAAATGATGTATTCTACCACAGAAACCGCTTAGGCTTCTTAAGTGGTGAGAATGTTATCCTCACTAGAAGTGCTAACTTCTTCAATTTTTGGATGACAAGTGCCACCAAGGTACAGGATATAGACCCTATCGACTTAGCAGTCTCTGATAATACCATTAGTACCCTCTACAATGCCGTCACTTTTGATACAGACCTTATTCTGTTCAGCCGTGAGGCACAATTCATGCTCTCTGCTGATGGTATCTTGACACCTACAAGTGCTAATTTATCCCCGGCAGTTACCCACTATGAAGCTAGTCTTAAAGCTAAGCCTGTTAACGCAGGACGCAATGTTTACTTTGTAGCTGAAAGAGCTAAGTATACCACTGTGCGTGAGTTCTTCACCGCAGCAGACAACACAGATGCTAAGGATGTTCAAGACATAACATCCCACGTTCCTAACTATATTCCTAATGGTGTGTATAAAATCATTCCCTCTACTGTTGAGAATGTTATGCTTTATCTCACTGAAGGTGATGAGACATCAATATATGTCTATAAGTATCTTTTCATTGATAGCCAACGTGTACAGGCTGCATGGTCTAAATGGGATATGCAAGGTGTTGTCTATGGAGGGCAATTTATTGATAACTATCTCTATCTGATAGTTGAGCGTAATGGCTATTACTGTTTGGAGAAAATCTCTTTTACCATTAATACTACTGACTTTGATGGTGAAGCCTATCGTATCTTATTGGATTGCAAACATTCCTATCAGATTCCTGCTGAGTGTTATGATTCCCTTAAAGATGAAACTACTGTGAATATAAGTGATATTTTCGGTGATATATATGAGCAGGATAAACAATATAGTGCTGTTGCTCCCGATGGTACATACACTAAGGCTAAAGAGGGAAAGCTAGTCTTTATTGGTGATTACTCTAACCAAGTATTGACTGTAGGTATCAATTATAATTTTAAGATTGTTATGTCAACCATTATGGTTAAGCAGTCTGACAATGGCAGCACTCAGGCTCTTATTGAGGGCAGATTGCAGTTACGGCAGATGTGGTTTAACTATGCTGATAGTGGCTACTTCAAAATAACTGTGGATATTAAAGACAAACAAGCCTATGTTTATGAGTATACCTCTAGGCTCTTAGGTACTCGCTTTACTATCTTAGGTGCAATGCCATTTACCACAGGTTCTTTTAAGTTCCCTATTCAAGCCAAAAACGAGAATGTAAACATTTGTTTGGAAACAGACACCCCACTCCCTGTATCTCTTGTGGGTGCAGGTTGGATTGGCAACTACCAAAGGAGGACAAGACTATTTTAAAAGTATCTAAATTAACCATTGAACAGCTCTGTAACTTCAGAGAAAATATGCGTGATGAAGACAAAATGGAATGGTTCTATGCTTCAAATACATCCTTTGGGCTCACTGAGGTTGAGGAGTTAAGCAATACTTTGTGTCTTTATGATGATGAGACACAAAGGGTTTATGCCATTGGTGCTATTGATTCCTACTTAATATGGGTTGTCTGCACCAATGAGGTAGATGTGCACCCTATTAAGTTCCTACGCTTCTGCAAGCCTTTCTTTAAACGATGGGTAAAACATCATGTTTATAATTATGTGTGGCTTAGGAATAAGCGACATGTACAATGGCTTAAATGGTTGGGAGCTGAGTTTGGCAACTACACAAGAATCAATGGAGAACTATTTCAGAAATTTACATTATACCCGATAAAGGAGTGATGTCTTATGTGCAGTCCTATGGTGGCTGCTGGTATCAGTACAGGCTTGCAAGTAGCAGGTGACTACATGGGACAACGTGCGCAAGCTAAGGCAGCACAGGCTACCATGAACGCACAGGCTAAGGCAGCTATTACTGAGATGAATTGGAATATCATGGATTTAGAACAGCAGCGCACAGATGCCTTTGACCAAGCTGTCACAGAAATCAGCAACACTAGGTTAAACTCTATGCAGCTCAATAGTGGCGTAAAGGCTGCTGTGAATGAGACCATGAGCGGACGTACAGCTAACCTCATTGTACGTGCTGCCGAAGGTGATACTGCTCGTGCAGTATCCTCTATCCAAGATAACTACCAACGTAAATCTAATGAGGTTGACCTGAATCGTGAGCGACAGGTAAAATCTACTCACGAATTTTTAGAGAACCTTAATGCTTCTGCACCTAAGATGCCCAGCAGATTCACTAACTTTTTGTCTTCTGCTGCCACAGGTTTGAATAATTATACACAAGCTAAGAATATTATGAATCAGCAGAAGATTACAGGTGGCATTGGAAAGACAGCCAAGACTGCTACTAAGACATGGGTAGGTAACGCTCCACGTAGTGTCCATGAGAAGCTAGGTATTGGCAATGGTATTTACAGGAGGTAAGAAGATTGAGTAAAGAAGTACAGGCAGCAATAGGTACTCAAAGGCAGTTTGCAAAACAACCGGAGATTCCCTATGCGCTGTCCTTAAATAAATTCAGTGCATCTGCAGGCATCTCACAACGTACAGATTTAGATGCACAACGCTTAGCATCATCTTTAGGTCTCCTTGGTAAGAATATCATGGAAGAACGTATTGCTGATGAAAAGCGCACCCAAGACCAAGCAGTATTGGTTAATGCAGACAAACTCCTTGCAGGTAAGACCCAAGAAGACCTGAAGAAGTTTGACCGCATGGCGGCTTTGCAGAATTCTAGTGATGAATTTGACTTGACAGATAACCGCTATGCTATGGCTGTTCTTGAAAAAGGCATTGGTAAGATGGCGAGCCAATATGCCAAAGAGCAATGGGCAAATGACCCTGCTTCTGAAAAGCCTAAAAGTGTCTCTGAAGCTGTCAGTCTTTTCAATAAGTACCTGCAGGAGAACAGAGCTAACTTTAGTGATGATGGTATCTCCAATAAAGTAGCATTTGACCAAGGCTATTATGAGGGGGCTGTTCAAGACACAATAAAGATAGCGAATGAAGCTGACAAGAGAATCAATGATGATAAGCGTCAGAAGATGGTCATGTTAGGTTCTAGTGAGCTTCAAGACCTTGTGTATAGTGGAGCTAAAGGTGAAGACTTCCTCACTCGTGGCAGTGAAGCATTGCGCAAGATTCAGTTAGGTACGAGGGATAGAGATGGGTTCATTAAAGCTGTTGCCCCTCTTGCTCAGATGATTGCTGACCAAGATTTTGATACGGCAAGATTGGATGCCTTAGGTGACTATCAGTACGAAGATGGTTTGTCTTTAAAGCAGATGGTAAACCTCTACCATTCCTATACAAAGATTGCAGATAACTTTAATCTAAGGGTTACCGATGATATTGTGTCTAAGTGCACACGTCCTGATGGTACTATTGACCTCTCAAAGGCTGAAGCATTGTTGGCTAAGTTACCTGCGGAAACTACAAATGCTGATGGTATTCCTGAAGCTAACCTGCCTATCTCACAGGGAGACAACCCCGACTTAGCAGACCTGTCACCTACTATGAAAAGTGTGATGCCTATGGTTGGTGGTGCTATCTATCAGCTAGGATTTAAGGATGCACAGATTACTAGTGGTTATCGCACATCAGAGCATAATGCAGCTGTGGGTGGTGTACCAAACTCAGCACATACACTAGGTAATGCTGTGGATATTTACTTAGGTGACAATGTGGATGAAGCACAGGCGAATAAAGCATTGTCTTATTTTAAGCAGTACTTTGGTGAGGTCTTGTTCCATGATGCAGGTACAGGTAGACATCTGCATCTTGCTGATTACCATGGGGGTATGAAAGCTGCTAATCCTAAAGAGCAATCTGCTGCTGCCTATAATCCCCAGCGTGTCAATAAGATACGTCAGGCTATATATGCTAAACAGGCACAGGCTCAGCGTGTTAAGGCTCAACGAGATGCAGATGAAAGAGACAGAATCAATATGGCTCTTTTACAAACCAATGACCCAAGTGAGCAGATGCAGATTATCAATAACTCTAATTTACCGGAGACAACTAAGGCTACTATGATTCGTGCCATCACACGTCAAGCACGGCAGTCAGCTAAAGGCTATGGTAATGATGCAGAAGCTAAACATTTTTGGTCATATGAAAATGGCTATCAATATATTAAAGATACTCAGACATATGCTGAGTGGTATAAAGCTTATCAAGACCCTGATGTTGATGGTAATTCTAAGGAATACAAGGCTTTGCAAAAGAGAGCCAATAGAGCTACAGCAAGACTTAATGCCTTGCTAGAGTTTAAAAAGAAACGTGGGTATATCCCTAGTGAGCAGGAGACAACGCAGTCTACCTCTACATCAAACTATGACCCATCAAATGATACCCCTACGCTTTCAGATTATGACCAACAGATAGCTCAATTAAAAATCTTAGTCAATAGTAACCCCACTGATGATAGAGGTGTTCCTTTAGATGAAGACCAAATTCACCGCAGAGTTGAGGTTCTTGCACAACAAGCAGGTCTTGATGTAAATAAAGTTTTACGTGATGTCTTTGGTGCTGAAGGTAATATAAATGATATGTTAGCAGATGCTAGAGGGGAATAGGAGGAATTATGGCTAAATTTGATATGTATGATGCATGGCATAAGATGGATGATGATTATGTCAGCGGTGTTGATTTACAAGCCAAAGGGCAAGAACAGCTCTCTAATACCAAAGTTAACCCCTTGCATGATTTAGCAGAGAGTGTTACTGAATGGATTGAAGACATGGACAAAGCAGGTCAGAAGCTTGCTGTGGCTGCTGGTGAAGCCTATAAAACAGGTAATTTTGATGCTATTGATGATATGGCTTTACCAGACGTTGATGCATCTTCCCCTTCTCCTGCACAAGAAAAGGTTGCACAGGCTTTGCAGGATGCTGTGGATGATGCTCGTTATGTGGCTACCAAAGACCCCCTTACTCTCATAGGTGACGTAGCAGGTGCTGCTAGTCCTTGGATTCCTTTGGCTGTTCAAGTACCTATCATGGTGCATGAGATGCAGAAAGCACAGGAGATTGAAAATGCCCCTGAGATGTCTGACCAAGCCAAAGCATCCCTACTCCCTATGTTGGCAGGTACTGTGGCAGCTTCTGTGACACATGGCGTGGGTGGTCTTTTATCTAAGGCTGCCCCTAAAGTCTCTAAGGTTATGACTACCCCTTTTGTGGGTAGTGGTATTGCAGCAGGTACAGTGCTTGCTATGGATGAAAATGTGCGTAAGTATGCAGCGGAACATCCTGCTCGTTTTGCTGTCAGCCAATTTTTGACAGATACAGCTATTGGTGCTAAAAAGCTTGCCAAAGCAGATTGGTCTGCTAAGACAACCCCTATTACAGATGCAGAGATTGTGTCTGAAAAGACAAACCCTACTACTGAACCTTTGGCTGATAAAACTAAAGTTGAGGAGACAAACAAAAAGTTAGGCTCTCCTACTGAAGAGAAAAACAAAAGGAAACGTAAGCATCGTAAGCAACATCGTGAGAATGTATGGGATGTGGATAATGACTATGAGGAGATGATTACACCTGCTCAGGTTACCAAGCGTGAACCTAAGACAACCGCTGAAAAAGCTTATCCGGAACAGATGCCTGAACAGCAAATGCAACAGGATGCTATTGCTAATCAGTTAGCTAAAGACCATCTCGAAGCTCGCCAAACCCCTGAAATCATGCAGGGTGCTCATGGTGATAAGCTTGAATATAGTAAAGATAATCTTTACCCTCATGTTGTCAGTGCAGAAGATATATGGGAAACTGCAAAAGCTATGTTCCCTATTCGCCCCGGTAGATTGGATTTAGCTGATAGTGATAGAACCTTAGGCTACTTTATGCCCCAAGGTAAAGGTATTCGTATCCGTGGCTTCCGTGCATGGTCTGTAATCTGCCATGAAATCGGTCATGGTTTGTCTGATAAATTTGGTTGGGGTAAAGATACAGCAGTTCAAAAAGAACTTTATGATGGTGCTACTTCCATATGGCAACGTGGTGAGTATGGTAATAGATATGCTCCGGAAAACTATGCTACCTATGTAGAAGAAGGACGTGCTGCCTTTATGAATGAGTATTGTGTCAACCCTGAGATGGCTAAGAAGCACTTCCCTCTTGCCTATGCTGAGTTTGAAAAGGCTATTGCAAGTGATAGATTCTATCAGGCACAGATGAATCTTTTAGGGCAACAGGTGCGCCGATGGGGTTCGCAGTCTGACTTCAGCAAAGCTGCTGGTATGTTTCATTGGGCAGACAAAGAGCTTGGCAAAAGAATTGATAAACTCATTGGTACTTGGACTGCTACTAAAAAACATTTTGCTTGGGAGTATGCTGACCTTGACGAAAGCATAAGAGCTTATGAGGATAACCAAGGTGTAAAGATAGCTATGGAGAATGACCCTGCTGTCTTAGCACAGTATGCAAAGCAAGCAGGTAATGATACTGTTGGTTGTCTTCTGAATGGTAATAATCTAGGCACTAGAGCTGCTGTTAAAATGATGCAGACAAAATTTAATATTGCACTTAATAATGTTGTAGCTACTGACATCTTGAAACCTTTGGATGCACAAGGTAAGCGTGGTGCTGAACTTCAAAAGTGGCTTAAAGAAACTGAGTACAGAGATTTTTATGATGCTTGGAATACTTATCAGGTTGCAAAGCATGAGCTGGAAGTCATGTCAACTGGGCGCAAGACAACACACACTTATGCTGAATGTAAGAAAATCATTGCTAAAGCAGAAGAACTTCCTGAAATGAAACTCGCTTCTGACCTGTGGAAACAATGGAATGAAAATGTGCTGCGCATTGCTGTCGCAGGGCAGATTCTTCCTAGAGAGGTTGCTAACAAGTTCTTAAAAGAATACCCTGAGTACATTCCTATGACACGCTCATTCGAGATTGAGGGTACAAGTGACTTCTTGGCATCCCACAAAGCTATGACTGTTGAGGGGTCTGAACGTATTATTAAAGACCCTCTTGTCCAAGCTGTTAAGAATATGCAGAGTATTGTCACTAAAGTAGAGCGCAACCGTGTTGGTCTTGCTCTTGCTGATTTAGCTAAAGGTGAAAAGGGACATTTTCTTATGATGTCTGTAAAAGATGGTAAATACAAGCACGTTTCACAAATTATTACTGTATATGAAGAGGGACACCCTAAATACTACCAATGTATGATGAAAGGTCTCTATGAAGCTATGACTTCCGAAGATGGCAATATGAGTGCTTCTAAACTTGACATTATTGAGAAAATATCTCATAGCGCAGCAACAGCTTTACGTATTGGCTCTACTAGCACACCTATGTTCGCTACTGCTAACCTCTGCAAAGATATTCTTGAAGCAACTATTATGAACGCTGATGGGCGTAGTGCTTCTCACATTCCCCTTGTTGCTCCTATGAAAATCTTTTGGCAGGGATTGCAGATGCTCAATAGTGACAATGCTTTTGGTAAACTTATCATTCGCAACAACAGAGAACGTGCTCTGCTTAGACAATACAAAAGAGAATTTAGGTCTAATGGTGTCACTATGTCCACACGCTTAGGTTCTATTGCTGAAATCAATAAAGACTTTAGGAAAACTGTAGACCCTAACATTAGTGATTCTGTCCTTGATAAAATCTTATATCCTATCAAAGTATTATGGAATTGGAATGTAGCATATGGTGAAGCTATGGAACAGTTACCACGTATGGCTCTTTATCGACGTGCTAAAGGACGTGGTGCTTCTATGATTGAAGCTGCTATGGTTGCTTCTGACAGTACCCTTAATTTTGCGAAGAGTGGTACTACTGTTAAAATTCTTAACAGGCATACACCTTTTTTAAATGCGGCTTTTCAAGGTACTTTAAAGACAGCTAGAGAGCTTTCTAAAAATCCTCTCAGTGTTGGGCTTGCTATGGCAGAACATGTACTGTTTCCCACCCTGTTATTGTGGTATTGGAATAAAGACGAAGATTGGTATAAGGATATGCCTATGGAGATGAAGAATAAAGCATGGTACATCAAGATAGGTGATACCATCTATGATTACCCTAAACCTGCCTTTATCGGACAACTAGCTGGTTCTATACCTGAGCGACTGTTAGATGTTATGGCTGAGGGTGAAGATAAGCAGGTTATTGCTGATGCTGTCTATAAGCTTATCAAAGACCTTGCTCCTTCCGGTGCTCCACCTATCATTGAGAAATTCTATGAATGGCAGACAAACCACTCTATGTATCGTAATCGCCCCCTTGTTGACCAACGTCTTGAAAAGCTCAGTCCTAAGAATCAATATAATCAGTATACCTCTATGGTAGCTCGTGGTATTGGTCAGGTGACTAATCTCTCACCTATTAAGATAGACAATACAATCTATGGTCTCACAGGTTCTATGGGTTATGCTTTTATGGGTGCTGTCAATATGATGGCTAAAGATGAGGCTACCCCTAGTAGGAAGTGGACTGAATATACTCGATTTACATATACTGAGGGTACAGGTACTTCCCGCAGCAAGGATGTATTCTTTGGTGGTCTTGATAAGCTGGAGACACAATATGCAGATGCCTCTTTTGAGGGTAGGAAGCCTAAGGTGGACAAAGAACTTAAAGGTATGCGTAAAGCTAGGGCAGATGCTATGAAAGTTTCTAAGGCTATCAGAGAACTGTATGCAGACAAAAAGATGGATGCAGACACCAAGCGTATTAAGCTTGATGAGCTTAACAAAAAGCAAAATACCATTTTCAGAAGTGCCAATAAGAAGTATCTTAATTACAAATATATACAATCACCTGAATAATGTGCTATAATTAATATCAGAGGTGATATGATTTATGCAGATAATAGGCTTCATTTTTGATATGGTAGAGGGTGTGCTTTGGTTATGTGGTGCTTTTGCTTTATTTATAAGCATCATTTATATGCTATATAATGTTCTGCTAAAGCAGGTGCTTCTTAATAAAGAAATACCATTGAAAACTAAAATCATTGAAACTATCGTAGTTATTCTAAGTATTTTAGGTGGTTGTGGTTATTTCAATTCCATGTGGAACTAATGCCCCCTTTTTCTCTCCCCGAGGTGATTCCAATGTACAGCTACTAACCTCATACTTATCCATTGTTCCTTTTCTAGACAATGAAAGGAGTTCTGTCCCATGGAATTAAGTGCTGATATTCAACGTGAAATACAGCAACAGTTTAAAAATAGCTATGCCCAACTTTTAGCGGACATAACTCGTATTTATGAGCAAGGTGCTATGCGTGATGCTCTCACCGGACTGTACAATAAACAAGCCTTTGAGCGTGACAGTACCACTAATCACTTTGGTTTCGTTGGTATCCTTTTCGCAGACATCAATGGTCTGAAATATACCAATGACCACTTTGGACACAGTGCAGGGGATAAGCTGATAAAGGACTTTGCAGCTAAGCTTAAGGAAACCTTTATCTCCCCTGTTTATAACTGTTATCATATATCAGGTGATGAGTTTATAGTAGCTGGGTTTGATATTAAAATCCACGAGTTTCTTGGAAGTGTGTTGTCTTTCCATAAATCCCTGTGGGATAAAGACAACCCTCCCCTAGCTGCTTTAGGCTACTCTGCTGGTGTCTTCTCGGATATTGCAGAAATCACAGAGTATGCTGAAAAAGCAATGTATGAAGACAAACAAAAATTTTATGATAATTTTCCTCAGATGAGGAGATAATAAATTGAATTGGTGACCACTGTCTCTTTTAGAGATGGTGGTCTTTTTATTTTTGTAAAGGAGATGATTAATATAGCTATTAAATTGGCTACATCTATTACTTACATAGCAGATGGTTCTCAAACGAATTTCTCTGTGCCCTTTGATTACCTGCGTCCTTCCTTTGTCCATGTGGCTGTTGATGATGCAGAGGTTTCCGAGGGATTCACTATAAGTAATCGTATGGTTATGTTTGATTCTGCACCAGCTAAAGATAGCATTGTGCATATCTATCGCAGTACCCCTACCACTCGCTTGGTGTCTTGGGCAGATGCAAGTATCCTGAAAGCTAAAGATATGACTGTATCAGAGGTTCAACAGTTGCATATCTTAGAGGAAGCAAGTGATTGGTCTAAAACTAATTCTATTGTTCTTGATGAGGAAAGTGGTGCATGGCAAGGACGTAAGTGCCGTGTGTCTAACATTGCTGACCCTAAGGATGCACAGGATGCTGTCACCAAGAAGTACCTTTATAATGAAGAAAGCTCTATGATGCAGCGTATGAACGCTATCAAGACACAAACTGAACAGCTTATGAATACTGCTGGCAACTATAAAGACAATGCATATAACAGCGCACAGTCTGCTAGTACATCTGCTGCAAGTGCTGCGGAAAGTGCGAGGTTAGCCGAAGGTTACAAGAATGTAGCAGAAACTGCTAAGAGTGATGCGTCCCTTTATGCTGCCAACGCTAAGACCTCTGCTGATAATGCAGGTGCTAGTAAAGAAGCAGCTCAATCTGCTGCTACTACTGCTAGTAACTTTGCGTCTGATGCAAGAAACAGCGCAGGTGAAGCAAAGACCTACAAGGACAATGCAAAAACCTACATGGACAATGCTAAGAATTATAGTGAAAACGTCAATGTATTTGTGCCTAGTGTGTCTACGGAGGGTGTTTTAAGTTGGACAAATAAAGCTGGATTGACTAATCCTGCTAGTGTGAACATCAAGGGTGCAAAAGGTGATACAGGTACTGCTGCGTCTATCACGATTGGTAGCGTGACTACAGGGGCAGCAGGTAGTAATGCAAGCGTTACCAATAGTGGTACTGCTAGTAATGCTGTGTTGAACTTTATGTTGCCCAGAGGTAAAGATGGCAAAGATGGTGGCATTACTGTTGATGCAGCACTTAGCGATACCTCTATCAACCCTGTGCAGAATAAAGTTGTAAAAGCTGCTATTGATTCCGTTGCTGCTAGTGTGCCTACTAAAGTATCTGACCTGCCAAACGATGCAGGTTATTTGACACAGCATCAATCGCTTGCTGATTACGCTAAAACGTCGGTGGCTAACACTTGGACAGCAGCGCAGACGTTAAACTTTTTGTCGGTATATTACGAAAAGTATCCTATATACATCGTAACAGGTACGAATGATACGCCGATTATATCTGCAATGATGTATAAGGCAACTAATAATTTCACACTTGATTTAGGTGCTTTGGCAATGAAAGTTGATAAGTCACAAATCTCTGTATTTAGTGCGTACTTTACAGCGGATGCAGACTATGCATTGACTATCACTAACTGTGGAACTGTTAAGTATATAGGGTCTGCATCTGATGTAGCTATTACAAGCTCCGGTTTGCTTTTAAACATTATGATGGTAAAAGATGCCAGCAATAATCTGACCAGCATCGTGCAAGCTAATAAGTTATCGTAGAGGTGGTAATATGGGCTTAAACAGAATGATGATGAAAAATGGTGAGGTAAAGGTTGAAGATGGTAGCAAGTATTGGACTTGGCATGACGCAAATAATAAAACAATTTCTTTTACTGTTCCACCGGGGATTAAGAGAATCAAAGTAACATCGCTTATTGATGGGGGTGAGGGTGACCCTGATTTATCCAACGATGCTAACATAAAGAATACATCAACCAATAAAGTTTGGGGTAAGGGTTGGTTTTATACTACCTCTGAGGGTGAAGTCGACGATGCCGCAGATATTGATTCCATTGTAGGTGTAACACCCAATAAGACTTATAGATTGCTGTTTAATTGCTATTATACAAGTGGTGTAACTTTTTCATGGGGTAAAGCAATAAATGACATGAAGCCTACAGTTGAAGATTATTAAGCAAAGGAGGAATATCCATGTTAACAAGACTTATGTTTGGTGGGGGGGTACTGCGCAGGTATTGATAATGCAAGCTGGACAGCAATTCGTAACGTCGGGACGCTACTATTATGGTTATAAAACTTCTAGTCCTGCGTATGGTTCTCTCACACCTAAATATATTGAATATCAAGGCAAACAATATGAAATAGGTGATTTTTATACTACTCCTTATGGTATTTCCTTGCTCACTTTCCAAAACAATATAGCACCTCCTGCCACAACTATTGTTATTGAGGTGAATGGTAAAAAATATACTATGGTGAAAAATGCGGATACTGATAGTTTTAAAAGTAAAGCTAACATCTTTACAAACACAGGCACATACACAATCAAAATCCTATCAATAGAATGAGGTGATTAAATGCAAACAACCTATAAATACAAAGAAAAAGATTACTCTAACCTGTATGAGTTATCCGAAGCCTTAGGTAAAGAAGGTATCTTTATCCCCCTGTCTATCTCTGAAGATGCCCTTAAAGACTTAGGGGTCGAAGTGACACACGAGGAAGAGCCGATTGAGTATCTCAAAGAACGCAAAATCGAAACTTTAAAGATGCAACGTGATGAAGCAGAGGTTGAGCCTATTATCTATCAAGGTTACTCTTTTGATTATGATGACAAAGCAAGAGAGCGTATCAATGCTGCCATAATTGCTCTTGAAGTTGCAGGTACTTCCGCTGTCCTCACATGGACTACGGCAGACAATCAAGATGTAAAAGTAACTGCATCTGACCTGCGTGGTATCATTGCACAGGTAGCATTGAGAAGTGATAAGCTTCACACTGCTTATAGAAAGGCTAAGGAAAAAGTGGAAGCTGCTTCAACTAAAGAAGAAGTTGAAGCTATTAGCTTAGTTTAGTTAAGTAAAAAGACAGGGTTGTTGTCTTCCCCTTTAGGGGTTTTGGGTGGGCAGAAAGGAGTTATCATGGAAAAGAATCGTAAAAAGGCTCGTGCTTGGCTTAAGTCCTCTACTCTCACTGAGTACAAGGCTATCACTACCGAAGCCAAGCTCACACCAAGACAACAAGACATACTCGACAAAATCATCATTAGTGACTACTCTCAACAAAAGCTTGCTATGGAGTACCACGAGGATGTGTCTTGTATCAAACGTGCCTTAAGACACGTATATGACAAAGTATATCTTGTCCTTTTCAAGTAACTTTATAGTCATTTAGTTACAACTTTCAATTTCTAAATTCATGTTATCATAATAGCAGGAGGTGACTAGTCACTATGCAATATAACATGAACCAAAACAAACTTATGCAAATGATGATGATGCAAGCCTTGAAGCAAGTTTCCCCTGAACTGTTAGCAATGGTTGAGGAAGAAGCTCGTAAGCGTGGTATGTCGGATGAAGACATCAATGCAGGTAAAGCATACATCAACCAAGTTCAAAAAGGAGTTGAAAAGTAATGGAAATGGCTAATGCTGGCGTAGGTCTCGGTGATGCCCTGATGCTCGCCAAACAAGGTTCTAATGGTAATGAGATGTGGAATAACCCCTTTGTATACCTTATCCTCTTAGCTGCCTTTGGTGGTGGCTTTGGTGGTTTTGGTGGCTGGGGTGGCAATGGTTCTGCTTTCCAAGGTGCTGTAACTCGTGCAGAGCTGTCTGAAGGCTTAGACAACCAAGACATCAAAGCTAGTCTGCGTGGTATCCAAAGTGGTATGTGCGACGGCTTCTACACTGTTGGCATGAATGAAAAAGAAACCGGATACAAAGTAGCTAGTGTTGGTGAAAGTATCAATCGTAACATTGATGCCCTGCGCTTTGAGGGTGCTGCAAATACCTGTAAGGTTACCACCGCTATTCATGAGGAAGGCGAGAAAACTCGTGCTCTGATTACCTGCAACACTATGCAAGCTCTGCGTGATAAGCTGGCAGACAAAGATAGAGAACTGCTCTATCTGAAACTTAAAGCACCTGCTACCACTACTGCTGCTGCGTAATGTTACCGAGGGTTGGCTAGAAGCTGACCCTCTTTTATTTTTAACTAGGAGGACTTTTATGTATATTGAGCCTATAACTGTTTTTGCTGTGGCATTTACTATTGGAGTATTGGTAACAGCAGTAGTTGCTCTATTCATAACAAAATAACAGGAGGATATTATGGACAATGAAATTGTAAAGACAACCCCTCCTATTGGTGTCTCCACCCTATCTCTCATGGGCATCCCTTTATCTGATTGGGTGTATATTGTCACCATTATGTATGTCTTGATTCAAATTTGGGTCTTGCTGTATAAGACCTTTTTTAAAAAGGAGGAATGTAATAAGTGAAGTTATCTGCTCATTTTGATTCTAGTGAATTTGCCTGTAAATGTGGCTGTGGTGGTCTCCACAATGGTGCTGACATCAACCCACGGCTTGTACAGGTATTAGAGCGTATGCGTGCTATCATTGGTAAACCTTTAGTGCTGTCCTGTGGTTATCGCTGCCCTGCCCACAATGCTGAGGTAGGTGGTGTGTCTAACAGCCAGCATATCTATGGTACTGCTGCGGATGTGCAGTGCCCTGATGGTGTTATGTTGCAGTCTTTGTATGATGCTGCGGTAACTGCTGGTGCTGATGGTATTGGTATTTATAGCTGGGGTGTCCATGTAGATGTCCGTGGTTATACTGCACGTTGGTAAGATTTACGAGGGAGCTTAGTCTCCCTCTTTTTTATTTTTAAAGGAGGTCTATATAGATTTGAAAATTAAGAAACGTGATGGGTCTCTCGTAGACTTTAATAAAGACAAAATCATTAATGCTATCTCTAAGGCTGGCTATGTTGATGAAGACACAAAAAAGCAGATTGCACAGGATATTGAAAGAGTATGTCGATATATCTATGGTGATATTTATGAGTGTGCTATGAGTGTAGAAGATATTCAAGACCATGTTGAGAATGCTTTAATGGTTCGTAACTATTCTGATGTTGCTCGTGAATATATCCGTTACCGCTATAAACGTGAGCTTATCCGTAATACTAAAGGTGCGCTGAGTGAGGTACTTGATATTGTCAACCTTAGTAACCAGGATGTGAATGAGGAAAACTCTAATAAGAACCCTGTTATTCTGTCTACTCAACGTGACTATATGGCAGGCATGGTCTCTAAGGAACTCTCTGAAAAGCTCCTGTTCCCTCCGGATGTGATGAAAGCACATAAAGAAGGTATCATTCATGTACATGATATGGACTATGCTATCCAAAAGATGTATAACTGTGCGCTGCTGGACATGGAAGACATGCTGCAAAATGGTACTGTAATCAATGGTACTATGATTGAAAAGCCACACAGCTTTGCTACTGCTTGCAATATTGCTACTCAGATTATGGCACAGGTCGCTTCTAACCAATATGGTGGTCAGAGTGTATCGGTGGCACATTTAGCTCCATTTGTCAATATCTCTAGACAAAAAATTAGAGAAGAATTTGCACAAGAACTAGAAGCTATTGGAGCAGGAGACTATTCTTATGATGATATTAAGCGTATCACAGAAAAGCGACTGAAATCTGAAATCACTAAAGGTGTGCAGACAATGCAGTATCAGATTAATACCCTTATGACATCCAATGGTCAGACACCTTTTGTTACATTGTTTCTGTACCTCAATGAAGCTAAGAATGAGCAGGAAAAGAAAGACCTTGCTATGGTTATTGAGGAAATCATTCGTCAACGCTATCAGGGTGTCAAGAATGAAAAGGGTGCATGGATTACTGCTGCTTTTCCTAAGCTGATTTATGTCTTAGAGGAAGACAACATCCGTAAGGGTACTCCCTATTATTACCTTACAGAGATGTGTGCTAAATGTACTGCTAAGCGTATGCAGCCTGACTATTTGTCTGAGAAGATTATGCTGAAGAATAAGAAGACCGAAGATGGTGTGGGGCATTGCTACCCTCCTATGGGATGCAGAAGCTTCTTGACCCCTTATCTTGATGAAAATGGTAAAGCTAAATTCTATGGTCGCTTCAACCAAGGTGTTGTCTCCATCAACCTTGTGGATGTTGCACTGTCTGCTGATAAAGACAAGAATAAATTTTGGTCTATTCTTGATGAGCGTTTGGAACTGTGCCACAAAGCCTTGCATGTAAGACACCAAAATCTTCAAGGTACAATCTCCAATGTCTCCCCTATCCATTGGCAGTATGGTGCTATTGCTCGCCTGCAGAAGGGTGAGAAGATTGATAAATTATTGGAGAATGGGTACTCCACTATCTCCCTTGGCTATGCAGGTCTCTATGAGTGTTGTATGGCAATGTTCGGTAAATCCCATACTGACCCTGCTGTGAAACCTTTTGCTCTCTCTGTCATGCAACACCTTAATGATAAGTGTGCTGAATGGAAAGCTAAGGAGCACTTAGGCTATAGTGTCTATGGTACTCCTATGGAGACCACCACATATAAGTTTGCTAAGTGTCTTCGTAATCGCTTTGGGGTAATTAAGGAAGTCACTGACCATGACTACATCACTAATAGTTATCATGTGAATGTACGTGAGCCTATTGACCCCTTCACCAAACTGCAATTTGAATCTGAGTTTCAACTGCTTAGTCCGGGTGGTGCTATCAGTTACATTGAGTGTGCTGATATGACCAAAAACATTGATGCAGTTATGGCTGTTATTCAATTTATCTATGACAACATTATGTATGCAGAGCTGAACACCAAGAGTGACTATTGTCAGGTCTGTGGTTATGATGGTGAGATTAAGATTGTCACAGATAATGGCAGATTGGAATGGGAATGTCCGAATTGTGGTAATAGAGACAAAACCAAAATGAATGTGACACGTAGAACCTGTGGATATTTGGGCAGTCAATTTTGGAATCAAGGACGCACTGAGGAGATTAGAGACCGCTTTATTCATTTAGGGGGTGACTTCCATGGCTAAAAAGGTGTATATCGCTGATATTAAGAACCCTTCACTTACTCGTGCTATTCGTCTAAAATGCATGGACTGTGCAGGTACTTCTGATAACATCCGAGATTGCCATATCTGCAAGTGTCCTCTGTGGTCTTTCCGTTTCGGTAAAGGCACTGCTGCTGCTATCCGCACCTTATCTAAGACATATGATGTATGTCTTGTGGATACCAATAAAACAGATTACATTGAAGAATTAAAAGGTAAGAAGTTAAAACGCCCTCAGTAACGCCTGAGAGCCTATCTGAACGATTGGATTTTCTTGCCTATGTAATTATACCTATGGGAGTGTTTCAATGCTCAAATAGCACTCCCAACCCCTCTCAATCGTGTGAGAATTGATTTTATGAATACAAAGGAGTGATAAACTATGCAGATAGATGAGAAACTGCTTGATAAGCTTGCTATAGGCGAAGTCAATGCCCTTTTAGAGGGACTTGATGACCCGGAGTTACGTCGCAATCCTGCTTTTCTTGCTAAGGTTCGTGAGTTCTTAAAGCAGAATAAATTGCAGACTACCCCTGAAACCCAAGGGGTACAAAAGATTCAGAAGGTAGTGGAAGAGATTCCTACCTTTGATTTTGATGGGCAGGTGAGCTAATGTCTGAATGGACAGATGAACAGGTTGCTAAAGCTAAGGAGGACTTCAGGGTCTTCCTTTTTATTTTGTGGAAAATGATTGGTCTTCCTCCACCTACCCCTATCCAATATGCAATGGCGCATTACTTGCAGTATCCCCCTAGTGACCGCATTATCCTTGAAGCGTTCCGTGGTGCTGCAAAGAGCTTTATTACCTGTGCCTTTGCTGGCTGGAGCTTATGGAATAACCCTCAGATTAAAGTAGAGATTGTGTCTGCTTCAAAGGAACGTGCTGATGCCAACGCTGTCTTCATTAAGCGTATCCTTAATGTTCTGCCCTTTTTAGAGCATTTAAGACCTGATACAACCAAGGGCAACAGAGACACAATGAACCTGTTTGATGTTGCCCCTGCTGTGCCTGACATCTCCCCCTCTGTAAAGTCTGTAGGTATCTATGGTCAGATTACAGGCTCTCGTGCTGACCTGCTGATTGCTGATGATATTGAGATTCCCTCAAACTCTGCAACGCAGGTACAGAGGGATAAGCTAGGTGAAGCTGTTAAGGAATTTGATTCTATCCTTAAACCTAATGGTCAGATAGTCTACTTAGGTACACCACAATGCGAGATGTCTCTTTATAATGAATTGCAAAATCGTGGCTACTCCTGCACCATTATTCCTGTTATCTACCCTGAGGATAAAAAGGCTCGTGATAATTATGGCAGCAGATTACATACCTTCATTGCTGATGCACTTGATAAAGACCCCACGTTAGCAGGTAAACCTACTGACCCTCTACGCTTCAATGATGAAGAAATTTTCAAACGTAGACTGTCCTATGGTAAAGCTGGCTTCGCCTTGCAGTTCCTGCTTGACACAAACCTCTCTGATGCTGAAAAATATCCGCTCAAAGTGGCTGACTTTATTGTGGCTGACCTAGATATGGATGAAGCATCTATGAAGTGGGCATGGGCAAGTGGGTATGAACAACGCCTAAAGGATGTACCCTGTACTGCTCTTAAAGGTGACTTCTTCTATGCCCCCTTTGACAGGTCTAAAGAGACTGCTAAATATACAGGCACTGTAATGGCTATTGACCCCTCAGGACGTGGTGCGGATGAGCTTGCCTATGCTGTTATCAAGATTCTCAATGGTTACCTGTTCCTCATGGAAGTTGGTGGCTATCGTGATGGCTATGGTGATGATACCCTCAACATCTTAGCTAATAAGTGTAAATTTTGGGGCGTGAATGATGTTGTCTCTGAAGCCAATTTCGGTGATGGTATGTGGGGGCAGCTCTTTAAGCCTGTACTGAATAAAGTACACCCTTGCACTTACACAGAAGTCAAGAACAACAAGCAGAAAGAAGCTCGTATCATTGATACTCTTGAACCTGTTATGATGCGTCATAAGCTCATTGTCAACACCTCTGTTATCTATGATGATTATAAGGTATATGAGAATGACCAAAAGTATTCTTTAATCTATCAGCTCACAAGGCTCACTAGAGATAAAGGTGCGCTTGCCCATGATGATAGGCTTGATGCTGTGACCATGGCTGTTGCCTTTTGGTTAGAAAGCTTAGACCGAGATGCTCAACAGGGCATTGATGAGCTTGAAGAAGAACAGCTTATGAAATGGTGGGATTCTGACTTTGGTATCTTACACAAAGAATATAATCCTGAGCTTGTGCCGGAACGCTATAGAAAAAGACAACCACAATTCGGAGGAGCTACTGTGGTTGATAACTTTTATAGCTAATGGGTCATATAAACCAGCGAAACTAATGGGTCACATACTCGATAAGAGTAGGAAAGGGACATTATATTATACCTATAGATAACTATAGATACCTTATAGTTACTATAGATACCATATGACCTTATATGATTCCATATGTAACCCTTAGATACCCTTGGTACTATAGAGACTATAGATACCTAAGGGTAGTTGTTATTATTACTAATAAACCTAATTAATAGATACTTATAGATACCCTAAGGTTTCCTATACCTCCTAAGGATTCCTTAGGGTATTTTTTATTATTACTTTAAATAACCTACTGATAGGAGACTATATATCATGAAAGAAACCTTAATGAAACTAAAGACCTTCTTCCTCTATGGTCTTTTAATATCCATCCCCCTGTTTGTCTTCTTGTGGTTCGTGGATACGCTATCCTCATCGTTCAATCCCGAATATAGACCCCTACTTGGCTTCTTGCAGATTGCAAACAGTCTGCTGCAAACCATTATAGGTATGTAACGCTATGTTTACCACGAGAACTAAGAATATAATTGCTCTTTTACTGAGCTTTGCTATTGGAGCTGGTTGCTGCTACTTATATCTAAGAGGAGACAACAAAGCTTCAGAACCCCCTGTGTCCAGCTCAGATTCTAAGGGTGGACTTTTGTCTACCACAAGAATCCATGCTGAGACCAAAGACAACCCCAAAGAAGAGGACTTGGTGTTGTCTAACAAATACGTCGCTGTTATTAATGGCGAGAAAGTGAGTGTGCCGATTGTTAAAAGAACTGCTGGTACTATTAATCAACCTGATAGCACTAGTGGCTCTGCTAATGATGCACCACCGGGAGTAAAGGCTACTGTAGAACAGACTGTAGACCTCACTCCTGTGTTGTTTAAACTGCGCCCCTCTTGGGAGCTGGGTGCTGGTGTGTCTTATGTGAATGAACGTGCGTATGTTCCTGTCTCTATCCAAAGGAACTATCAGGCTGATAAAGCACTAGAGCTTACTGTACTTGTAGATACAGATGGTAAAGCTAAGGGTGCTATGGTACAACACAAATGGCTGATAAAGTAA